GTGCATCAGTCTTCGTTACTTTAACGTCTATGGTGAGCGTCAACCACTAGCAGGAACTTATGCTCCAGTAGTTGGTCTGTTCTTGCGTCAGTGGGAGAATGATGAACCGCTAACCATCGTGGGTGATGGTGAGCAGCGACGAGACTTTACTCATGTTGATGATGTGGTGAAGGCAAATATTGCTTGTATAGATAGCACTATCCCAGGTTATCAACTAATCAACGTAGGTACTGGCAAGAACTATTCTGTCAATGAGATCGCTGCCATGATCTCTGACAACATTGTTACTTTACCTGAGCGACCTGGTGAGTGTAGAGAAACACTTGCTGTTAATACTAAAGCGAAGTATTATTTGGATTGGGAACCCACCATTGACATTAAGGATTGGATTGATGAATACAAAGTACGACAGCAGGCGGGGTGACGAACTCATCGTTGAGTTCCCCCGTTCAGATAGAATCTCTATCAATTTCTCACAAGCTTACCAAGATCTCTTTGCTCTGACTATGCTTCGCGGCAAAGAAGGTGGTAAGTATATTGAGATTGGTGCTAATGATCCTCAACACTTTAACAATACTGTTCTCCTAGAGACACAGTTTAAGTGGAAAGGTATCTCAGTTGAGATTGACCAGGATATGGTTAATAAGTTCAACAACCACCGTGAGCAACCTTGTTATCAGGCAGATGCTACAACCTTTGATTGGTTGCAGGCATTTAAAGATAATCGTTGGAGAACTAAGCGTATCGATTACGCTTCTATTGACTGCGAACCTGCCGAGACAACTGCTAGAGCACTAGAGAATCTTCCACACGATGATTATAGATTCTCTGTCATCACTTATGAGACTGATGTCTATAAGGATGGTCGTGTTGGACTTGAGAGATCCCGTGAGTTGCTTACACATTTGGGTTATCAACTTGTAGCGGCTGATGTATGTAATGGTAACAACCCATATGAAGATTGGTGGGTTGATCCAGAAGTAATCACTGAGTCTGTATACGAACCATTTGTTTCTACAGGAGCTGAGGCAAGGGACCTGTTTATCAATGGTTAAGGTATCACACTGGTATGGAAGACTGGGTAACAATATCCAGCAGTGTGCTGTTGCAGTGATGGCAGCACAATTTTTGAAGTCCACATTCACAATGGATTTGGATCATGAAATTATCACCCCGCACCAAACATCGTTTGGACCAGGCACTGAACAACTATCATCGAAATGGTTCTACTGGGAAGGACCTTACAAGGAAACCAACATCCCTGTGGACTACATTTACGCGAAGATGCGGGAAGTATGTAAGACATACATTTCCCCAAATCTATCGCTACCGAAGGTCGATCCTATTGGGGATGACACTATTGTCATTCATATTCGTAGTGGAGATGTATTTGACCAAGGGACTACTAACCCTGTTCAATATGCTCCTAATCCTCTTTATTTTTACAACAAACTTATTGAGTTGTTTGATAAAGCGTTGGTGGTCACAGAACCAGACTCACACAACCCGATCATCGAAGAACTGAGAAAGAATCCTAAGGTCACAGTTCAATCTAAGTCTGTTGCTGAGGACTTTGCTACATTGATGGCAGCAAAACATCTAGCAAATTCTGGTGTTGGTACGTTCGGTGTTGCTGCTGCTTTGTGTAGTAGTAATATCGAACGTTTCTATTGTACTGATGTTAGGTTGACAGAACACCTAAACTATCGTATGCTAGAGAACACCGATGTGTCAATTTCATTGATGACCTTGGGTGAGGACTACATCAAACCTGGCGAATGGAACAACTCTGATGAGCAACGAAAGTATATTATTACGTACGACCCAACTGCCTAAAGAAATTGTCAATAGAATCGAGGAACTTTGTTATGAACTTCCTTGGTTCTATTTTGCTGATTGTGCTCTAGGCAAGGATGAAGCTGAACGTCGTGGTCTAGAGTGTCATCCATATTTTTCTCATACTCTTATGAGGGTTGATGACCAAGCAGTATCTGAGTGGTACCCCAAGTTCCCTTGGATACCTATTGATGCTTCTGCACGTATGCTTAATAATAAAAGATATCGTGCTCACATGACATTGCAGTATCCTAGACCTGAGGTAGTCAACGTTCCGCATAACATTCACAGAGACCAGGAATTTCCTCATATTGTTGGGTTATATTATGTTAACGATACGGATGGTGTCACCTTCTTCTTTGATGAAGATGACAATATTGTCGAGTGTGTCAAACCAGAAAGAGGTAAGATGGTTGTCTTCGATGGTAAATGGAGACACTCAAGTTCCTCCCCATCAGAAAAAGTAAGGTTTACTTTGAATATTAACTACGAGGCAAAAGGTCTTTGACGTATGGGTCGAGGATTTCAAAGATTTTTTCGTGTCCTTTCTTTGTAGGGTGGTGTGAGTGTGGATTTAGTGTCTTTCTCATGATACCTTTACTTACTCTCCTACAGTCTAAACTTCTTTGAGAGAAGTGAAATCTATCTTTTTGTTTGTGTGATGTAATTTGGGAAAGCAGATCTCTAGGATAATCTAAACAAAGATTATTAAACTCTACGTTATAGTCGTAATGGTTAAGAACATCAAACCATAAATTCTTCACACCTATACCCTTGAAGAATTGGTTCCAGTGTCTCATTTCATATGATAGTCTATCTACCTCTATATCATGATCATAAAAACTTCTTATCATAAGATCTCTTAAATCAACGTAGTCTTTTTTACTCGCATCTTCAAAATTTTGGACCGCAGACATATTCCAATTATAAAAAATCTTCGCCCATTTTCTTTTTCTTATATCAAACACTTCAGTTCTGGCAGTTGAGGTTATTCCCCAAAGAACAATTATTGTGCTATACTTCCTTTGATACTCTTCGAATTCTTGGCTAGAAAAAAACTTTGTAGCATCTCTAAATTGTCTTTGATTGCTACTACCGTTGATACTAAAGTTTATGTGTTCTAAATTATTTCTTTCTGCAAGGAGAGTTCTAAATGCGAAAGGAGAATTGATTTCGTCCACCTGGGACATCTTATCGTACTCGTCCCTTGACATGCCTTCTCTATAAGATGCACCTTTTCCTTTTACCCAGGAGCACCCAAACGTGACAAGCAACCCATCCATAATCTATCATTACGACTGCCTTATTTATGAAAATCTTTGACACATTTACATTTTATAACGAGTTAGATCTACTCGAACTGAGGATGGAAATTCTTGGTGATGTAGTTGATTACTTTGTTATTAACGAAGCAACGATTACGTTCACCGGTAAAGAGAAACCACTTTACTACCATGAGAACAAAGAACGTTTTAAGAAGTGGGAAGATAAGATCATCCACCATGTGACGGTAGATGACAATGATGATCTAGAGAAGTATTGGCAAGGAGTTCCTTATCATAGGAACATGGTTGACTATGGTATTCATAAACTTCCACTGCATTATCAACGTGCTTGCTTCCATAAGGACAATGCAATCTATGGTTTGCTAGACATCGCTAAGGATGATGACTTGATTATCAGTAGTGATGCAGACGAGATTGCCAACCCTAATGCAATCCGTGTGTTGAGTGATTGGTTTAAACCAGAGAATCATTATGTTCTCCGTGGTCCGGTGTTCTATTACTATCTCAACTTGCTCTGCGAGGACAAGTGGATGGGTCCTAGGATTTGTACCATGGGTAAACTCAAAACCATGAGTATTGATATGCTACGTGAGTCCCACGAGGAAGCATGGAAGATTGATGATGCTGCCTGGCACTGGAGTTTCTTTGGTGATGCTGACATGGTTCGTTCCAAGATGGATGCTTACGAGCACCAAGAGAACAACCTCCAACAGTTCCGTGACACGATGGAGCAGCGTATTGAACAGGGCGTAGATCCGTACGGTAGGGACTACCTATATAAACCAAAGACGGTCCCTATCGACGAGTCTTTCCCTGACTACATTGTAAACAACCAAGAGAAGTTGGCGAGGTTTATTAGAGGATGAATTTGATTGAAGGTGTCGCAGTATCTAACAAGTGCGACTATTCTTTTGGTGACCAAGCAGGATGTATTGGACGTGTTCCTGGTGCCTTTATGGCACAAGCATCCATTGAGAATGAAGAGTTTGTAGCACTCGCAAAGACTAAAGAGTGGATGACCGTCTTTATTGATAACATCCGTCTTTATAACCGTGAGGTCTATACCTCAAATGAAGATGATAAGAAGTGGGTAGATGGTCTCATGGAGACCAATGACCTTCTTAAACTTTGTGGAGAACTTCCGAACACAAAGTTTATCATCTTTACTAACCTAGAAGACACACCCATCACGGAGGATATCCATGACAAAATCCCTGAGAACGTTGCTGCAATCTATGGTGTCAATGCTGTCGGATTTGGTGGAAAGGTTCATCCCTTCCCGTACGGAGTACAGCGCATCATTCATCCCAGTGACAATCGACTCGGAATCCTCCAGACGTACATGGAGAAGGAAGTAAAGCCTAAGAAACTGCTTTACATCAACCACGCTGAGCACACTAACATCAGTGAGCGTGGTAACATCCGCGAAAAGTTTGCTGATAAGAAGTTCGCTACCGTTGGCGAACGAGCACCATATAATGTGTATTGCCAGCAGATCCTAGAACATAAGTTTATGATCTGTCCGCAAGGTAACGGTGTGGATTGCCATAGGAACTGGGAGGTGCTATACTTGAAACGTGTTCCTATTATGAAGAAGTCTGATTATCTTCAGAAACTTTATAAGGGATACCCTGTTCTTTGGGTAGAAGACTTTGCTGATATTACCAAGGCAAAGTTGACTAATGCAAACTATTTGTTTGACAAAGCACAGAACCTTGACATTAACAAGCTCGACTTGTTCTCCGTGTTTAACCGTGCAGTGAAACGTGCTAAAAATTCCTGATGTAACTCTGCTAATCCTGGCAGACATTGATATCCCTGACGCAGTATATGCGATCAATAAGTCGTGTGAGAAAATTGAATGGGGTGCTGCTAAATTTCTTGGTAGTAAGGGTAAACCTGAAGGACTAGATCCACAGGTCACCTACGAGGAGACCTACCCCATTCAGTCTATCAACGACTTTAATTTTTACTGCATCTATAATCTTTCCAAGCATTGTGACACGTCACACCTTCTTCTTATCCACCCGGATGGTTATGTTATTCGGCCTCATCTTTGGGATGATGCATGGTTGGAGTATGACTACATTGGAGCACCATGGAGAGATGACCCCACCGCTTATTTGGACCCCTGGGGAAAGAACCAGCGAGTTGGTAACGGTGGATTCTCACTGAGAAGTAAGAAACTACTAGACGTTCCTGCTAATGTCGAGGTTCCGTGGGAAGTAAACGTAGGAGATTTTTATAAGCATATGAATGCCGGTCTATATAACGAAGACGGCAATATTTGTGTTCACAATAGACACATCTTTGAGGCACAGGGATGCAAGTTTGCTCCCGTAAGTGTTGCCAGCAAGTTTGCCAGGGAAGAAACATTACCTGACAGCGAGAAAGAAACCTTTGGTTTCCATTATCATTTCCAAGAAGTACGATGACGGTTTCAATTCATAAATTGTGGTGGAATCCCTGGGAGGGTGGCACACTACCTGACGTTGGGGACAAGAATGTAAGCATCTCTATTGACAATCTTTCTTTTGATAGAGACTCTGATTACCGCATCCTATTCCTAGCAGAACCATATGCGGTAGCACCAACAATCAATGAGGGTGCTCTAAGAAACTCACATAGTTTTGACAAGATTTATACATTCGCTGATGCGATGTTGTCATCCTATGAGACAGCAGAACTATTTCCTTGGGGTGCATCCTGGTTGGACTTTGACAACCTCAAGTTGGATAAGAAACCACGCATCACGTTTGTAACCAGCAGTAAGATTCAAACTCCTGGTCACAAACTTCGACTGGAAATCTTCGACTTCTTGTCATATATTGACGATGCTAATGGTTTGGATATCTACCAGCATCAGTCTCCACCATTCCATGACTCTAGGAATGATTTCTTTGACAAGGCAATGTTCCACATTGCAGTAGAAAACTCGCAGCAGAAAAATTACTTTACAGAGAAAGTTATCGATTGCTTCGCAAGCAAAACTATTCCTATCTACTACGGTTGTCCTAACCTTGGTGATTGGTTCAATATGGATGGAGTCCTTACATTCGATGATCTATCTTCACTGAAGAAAGTTCTTACCGATATCAACGAAGACTTCTATCATAATAGAAAGGAAGCAATCGAAGACAACTACCAGATTGCTAAGCAATTCCACAGTGCGAACGATGTTGTTCCACGCTTGACTAGACTTATTGAACAGGACGTGAAAGAAAATGCCGTTAAACGGATCCAATCAAACTAATTACATCATTAAGGACTATCCTTTCCTCCGTGTTCAACCGGAAGGGATGAAAGATCTTAAGAAGAATTATTCTCAAGTCTGGCAAGACATCTTTGCACTGGTCGTAAACGGTGCAAAGAAAGATGGAACTTTTATTGAAGTTGGTGGTGCTCAACCTAAGGTTGGTAACAATACTTGGTTGCTAGAAGACCAGTATGGATGGCGTGGCTTCTCCATTGAGCTTGACCCAGAACTAGCAGGCATGTGGGATGGTATCCGTCCTCTTACTACAATGTACGAGGATAATGCTATCACTTTTGACTACATGAAAGCAGTTGCTGAGAATGATCTTCCAACTCATATGGATTATCTTTCCTTCGACTTGGAACCTCCTGCCGTAACACTTGAAGCACTGAAAGCATTTCCTTTAGATAAGATTTCTTTCAATGCTATTACCTATGAGCATGATGCTTACCGTCAGTGGGGTGACATCTTTGCACACCGTGAGATCTTTGCTAAGCATGGGTACGATCTAGTTGGTGAGAACCTACGCAATGGTGGATGCACTATGGAAGAATGGTTTATCCATGAAAGTGTAGACAAGAATATCCGTGATGCATTACGTCATGGTAATTGTGAGGCATACGAACTTCTCTTGGACCTATGACACGGGTAAGTTTTTGCATACCGACTTACGAATCAAAGGGGAAAGCAAAACGCTACCTCTTTGATGTTTTTTATGCCCTGACATTTCAGACTAATAAGAACTTCAATGTTTGGATCTCGGATCACAGCGTCAACGACGATGTTTTTGAAGCTTGCCAAGAGTATGCCAACGAATTTGAGATCAACTATCTCCGCAATGAAGACCAGCGTGGGCAGATCAGTGCCAATACTAATTGTGCGCTACGTCATGCTGACGGAGAGATTCTAAAAGTAATGTTCCAGGATGATTTCATCCTAACAAAAAACTTGGTCGAAGAGCTTGACAAGGCATTTGTTGATGGGGTAGACTGGGCAGTAACTGGGTTCGCTCATAGTATTGATGACGGTCAGACACATTACAATCCAAAAATTCCTCAGTACAATGACAGATTGTTGGAAGGTGTGAACACTTTGAGTTCACCATCTATTCTGGCATTGAGGAATGGCATCGACGAATACTTTGATGAGAAGTTGACGATGCTGATGGATTGTGATATGTACTATAGACTCTATAAATATCACGGTGATCCTGTAGTCTTACCTGATTATCACATCTCGAATAGAGAACATAGAGATCAAACTCAGAGAACATACGAGCATCTCATCCCTAGTGAAATTGATTATTTGAAGGAGAAGCATACGTGATTGGATTTAATCATCTCGGTCGTCATGGACGTTTGGGTAACCAGATGTTTCAGTACGCCGGTCTTCGAGGCATTGCTGCCAAGCATGGTTATGAGTTTTGCATTCCTCCTAGTGATTTTAAGGATGAGTGGACAGACCACCAGTTGTTTGAGGCATTCAAACTAACTGGTTTGACTAACATTGCTATGTGTCCTGGACCATATGTTCAGGAAGAAAGTTTCAAGTTTGATCAGAAACTGTTCGAGCAGATGCCTGATGGACATAATGTTTACGGTTATCTGCAGACCACAAAATATTTCGACCACATTGAAAAAGAAATCCGTGAGGATTTCCAATTTAAGAATGATATCTATAATCCCTGTAAAGAGATGATAGATAGTGTAGAGAATCCTATTGCTCTACACGTACGACGTGGGGATTATCTACAGAACTCCGATAATCATCCACCTTGTAGTCAAGAATATTATGATGCTGCTCTAGCAAAGTTTGATTCTGACCGCACAGTAATCGTATTTTCTGACGATCCTAATTGGTGTAAAGAACAATTTACTGAGGATCGTTTCCTAGTCTCCGAAGGTGGAGACAATCTTGCTGACCTTTGCATGATGAGTCTTTGCTCTGACTTCATCATTGCCAACTCTTCCTTCTCCTGGTGGGGTTCTTGGTTGAGCGAGAATCCAAACAAGAGAATCATTGCTCCTAGCAAATGGTTTGGAACTGGATACACATCTGCACACGACACATCTGATCTATACTGTAACAACTGGGAGATTATCTAATGACAACTGCACCTGCTCCTTTGGAAAAAACTGATCTATTGCAGACTACTTTTCTGATTCCTTTGAGAATCGAGTCTGCTGACCGCATGAGAAACATCATTACTTCATTGGTGTATCTCTGCCGCAACTTTAGGACGACTATCATTGTCAAAGAGGTAGATAAAGAGTCTATCTTTGAGCAATCGGTTCTTCCACAACTTGCTCAAGTTCTTGCTGAAGATGAACTTGATT